TGCAAGTTTAGGAACGTGGTATTCAGCGACAGCCATGAAACATTCAAACGCTGTCTTTGGCCCGTACCGTTCATCCGTAGCGATCTCCTCAAGCCACGTTTGCAGCAGGTGGGCATTACCATCCACAAACGCTGCAATCGCCTCTCTAGCCTTCGCTGTGGACTTATTAGGCGTACCTACGGCTCGACCGCCAATCCTTGATCTACTTTTAGCTACTTTAGCTTGTGCCATTAACTTATCCAATTGTGATAGTTTAAGTCTATGAGGTAGTTTAGCTTACTTATTTAGCTTACCAACTTTTATTATTTTTTTTCAAGTTTTACGCCTGGTTGCAATAAATATGATGTCCCATGTTCATCGCCCAATTCAACCGCGCTGTACCCTAAATTTTTAGATACTTGACCCCTTATTTTTTGAGCTTCAAGCCCCGCTTCGGCAAAATCGTTCGTATGAAATATTTTTAACAAATCATCTTCATTTAAATGATTGATGTTTTGCCCTTTGTCTGCCACAACAATATCCCATACTTTGTCGTACAGCTCTTTATCTTTTTTTAACGAAGGGTATGATTTGATTAGTGCCTGACTTACCTGTTCGTATGGAATCTCATAATTTAAATTGTAATGTGTCAAAATTTTGTTTTGCGGTATATCAGAATAATATAAATTATTTCCATGTGATAAAGCACTTTGTTCTGTTGGACTCCCAAAAATCCCCCCAAATACTCCTTTATTTTCAACAGTATTTAAATTTTCATCATAGCTGCCGTGGTAAAGCCTTGTTTTTTCAATTTCCAATGCTTTTGCATAATCAATTGGTTTTTTTATACCTGAAGACAACAATTTTGCTGCTCTAATTTCATCTTGTTTTTGAATCGCCAACATTCCTTCGCTTGGCCCTCTGCCTCTCATGTCTAATGCAGATTGCATCACGCCTTGCATTTCTTCCGGTGAAGCAATATTTAAGACATTTGCAGATCCCTCAACTCCTTTTGCGTGTCCCGACATTCTGACATTGTTTATAAATCTGCCTGTTTCAGGATCATAAATACGCAAATAACTTGATGGGCCTGCTTTGCTGCCGCTGTGGTCAAGCGTGACTTCAAACCCTTTATCTTTTAATTGTTGTGCCAATGTTTCTGCGCTGTTTTGTATTAAATCAGCCCCTTTGTTTGGCAGTCCTTCCGTATTAAATAAACTCATTCCAACGTCTTTGCCACCCACGCCTGTCGGATTTCGCATCATTTTGCCAGTTGAAATGCCACCGCCCATGACGTTCATTGCTAAGTTTTGAGCTTCTTCTGGTGCGTCAAAACCTTGCGTAGATACTCGACTAGGTGCTGTAAATGCATTGACCGCCCCCGCTAGTAGCCCTGGCAACGCTAACTCACGTTGATTCATCACAGAGCCTGGCAGCGTATCCTTAAACGGCAAGAATGTCGCTCGACCTTCCATATCCATTGGTTTCATGTACCACGGCTGCGCTTGAGCCTCATTGCGATTAAATTGGGCAAGCAATTGGTCTTGAGCCAATGCGTCAGCAATTTGTTTCGGATCAGCCATTATTTGAACGCCTTTAGCTTATACAACGTGCTATCCAGTAATTGTGCGATTTCATCACAAATGTTCTGTAAATCTGTGTCTTTTGGCAATTCATACCGAATGTCTTTTACAAAGGCTTTGACACCTGTGATGTATTTGACGGGATCTGTAGCTAAGTGGAAATCTTTAGGGTAACTTTTGATCTGCTCGTAGCACCCTTGATACGCTTCTGCCCAGCTGTCGGTCAGATCAATGATGCCTTCGTAGTATTTTTGCAACGCTTTATGCTTGGCATAAGAGTCTGCTTGCAAGTGCATAAAGTGTGCATTTGTCCCAGAGTGGAACAAAGTAGACACGAATACGGCAGGATAATCCATAGTGACCTCACATGGTAGCTATAACAATTGTACAACCGCCGCCAGTTTTAATCACCCCCCTGCCTATTTCTATCTTATCGAACTGGCTGTCATCGTCAAACACGCTTGCGTTGCCTAAACTGTCTAGCAAACTTTTGAGTCTGTTATCCAAATCCTGTTTTCGACGGTCTTTAGGGAATATTGTAATAATGGCTTGAAGTCTGGCATCGCCAAAACTAGGTATTTTGTTTAGTAAAACGTATTCTTTAACGGTTTGTTTGTACTCCCTAGCGGCTTTTGATAGGATTGTTCTGCCGTGGAAATTGCGCCAATACGCATTGACTGACGGTGGCAAGGGAAGTTGAAGCGTGGCTAACATTTAATCAAATTACGCTCAAATAACTCGCCTATCGTGCGCCTATGCGCCATTTCCCAGAACTCTCTGCGTTGGTCTTTGCTCAGTTTATTGCCCTGATCGAGATCCATGTGGCAGCTGAAACATAAAGCCGCAACCCTGTAATCAGACGCTTTGATGCCGCGTCCCTTACCGTCTGCTAACTGGTTTGAATGGGCTGCAACAATCGTACCATCTTCGATTTCACAAAGTTGGCATGGCAACTGGCGGCAGGCTACTAAGAGTTTGGCGTTTCGGTACATTGAGCCTCAGTCCATTCTTGCAAGTCAACGACTGCAATCTGCATATCAACGGCTACGTCAGCTGCTGCGTCAAATTGACCTTTGAGAACAAGTTTACGGTAATGAGCAACTAACACGGCAATTTTGATTAGGCTTTCAGAATAGTCGATCATTTTGGAAATTCTCTATTAAATTGTTTATAACCTTCTTTAACATCCATATAAATAGGCGTTACAAATGCATCTATGCCTTTTTTCATTTTTCTTTTTACCGTTTCTTCTGCTTCTTGTTTATTTGGATATAAACAATAAAACGCATCTTTACGATTTTTGTCAATAAATTCAAATGCTGCCCAACCCATTATTTCAAGGTCTTTTGTAATTATCATTTGGTTATTTTCTCAATTTGTCGGTTACTGGCCTGTTCCGACCTCCAGGCATCAAAACGGAGTTGTGCGCTCGTTAAGCGCCACTTTAACAATTCGGCTTTCTCAGTTGCTGCCCCGATTGCAACGCATAAGTTCTGATAATCTTGATGAGCGTATGCCTCCCTCTCCTGGGCGGTCACCGCGGTTTCGCCTGACTTCTTCATCAGGATAGCCTTTAGGCTTGATTTAAACGCCTCTAGTTGCGCCAGTTCGCCTTTTGCTTTGGCATAATGTGGTGCGTTGTCGTAAATGTATTCTATGCAGGGATGTGGACTATATTCACTCATTTAAGTAACTCCCATGCAGTTGCTGCACATAATGTTGGTTTTCGTTTTTATCTTCACAGCGTTTTATGAATTGGCAATTCATACATAAAATTTGATACTCATTAGGTAAATAATTGTTTTTTGCTTTTGTATAAACACCTCTTTCGCCTAATTCTTTTCTTTCTTTGTTTCCATTGTTCAATTTATGGTCAAGTGTTAATGCTCTTTTGTCTACAAAATTGCATCTGACGCACGCATGACCATACAAGTCAAATAATGACGTTTTTAACCTAGCTTTTGCTTCCCTTGATTGTTTTCTATGTAAATCAGGGTTTTCTTGCCTTCTTTTAAGCATTGATAGCTTTTTCATTTCTTTGACACGATCTTTATTTGCTTCGTACCATTTTTTATATCGTGATTTTTCAATTTCTGTTGTTGCCATTACAATTCCCCTCCAAGGATTCGCCATGCGGTAGCCGCACACAAGGGAACCTGCCCATTTCCAATGGCTTTAAGTCTGTGAAGCCTAGCGGCCACCCCATCAGCCACTCGACCCACGTTGGGTTCAGTTGCCCACCATCCTTGCTTTGGTTGTCCGTGTGCTGAACTGCGACATCCAATGTGTCCCAACTCACTTTCCCGTTGCGGATCCTGCCCCCTATGTAACCCCCCTTGTGATCCCTGGTTGACGGTGTCGGCCACATCAAATTTGGTGTTAGCCAATATCCAGATTCTTTCTCTTTTATGTGGCGCACCAACGTCGGCCGCAGATATAACTCCCCACCGACTGTCATACCCCATGCTGGTAAGGTCTGCAAGGACTCGTTCAAGTCCTCGAGTAACGAGCATTGGACTGTTCTCCACAAATGCGAATCTTGGTCGAACTTCGCCAATAATCCGTGCCATTTCTCCCCACATGCTTGAGCGCTCTCCGTCAAGGCCTGCCCCGTTTCCTGCAACTGAAATATCTTGGCAAGGAAAACCTCCCGATACGACTTGCACAATTCCTCGCCACGGGCGTCCGTCAAAGGTTTGTACGTCATCCCAAATCGGGAAAGGCGGGAGAATTTTGTCATTTTGTCTGGCGCACAGTACGCTTGCTGGGTATTGTTCCCACTCAACGGCACAGACTGTTCGCCATCCAAGGAGGTGTCCCCCCAGTATTCCTCCACCAGCGCCTGCGAAAAGAGCCAACTCATTTAATTGCTCCATGTCATATCAAATCCATTTGCTTTGGCATTACTTTCCATTCCCGTTCGGCCCGACCAGACTTACTTTGCACATTGCGCCCAGTTAAAAGGATCTCGTGGTTACGTTCTAATTCACTAAGCCGCCTGGCAACCTGATTGCCATCAAGTCCCGTAATCGCCGCTATACCGTCTTTGCCCATTGCCCCGTACTTGCATAAGGCTGCAATGATGATCGTGGCGTGTTGAGCCGCTAAAGCCTTTGCAGAGTCGGCAGCAGCCCAACTGGTGACGGGATCGGTGTTGCGAGCGACTTGGTTCATGTGTTTTTGTCCTTTAGCGCATAGTTGAGAAAGTCGCGAAGCTGCTTGGCCTCGTCAATCTCAAGCTGTCCACTCACAATATCTTCAACTCCATCATCAGGATGCGAAATATCAAAACACAATATGTTGTGCATTTCAGGTTCACATATTACAAAACCAATAGTTAAAACTGAACGTGTTGATTTGTGGCGCGGCATCCAATTGTTTTCAAAATTTAGCTTAATATCTATTGAACTCATTTGTTCAACTCCTTTAGTCTTATCTGAACAACATCTGTTGCCCAAGTAGTGACAGGATCGGTGTTGCGAGCAACTTGGCTCATTTCACTCCCCTCGCCTTGTCTAAAGCGTCTTGTGCCTGACATTGCCATGCGTAACACTCATCGTCCGATGTTCCCAGACGTTGCGGCAAATCAACTAAAGCCGCATACAAGTATGGTGCTGCCTCGATTAACTGGCGCACCTCTTTGGCCTCAAACTCGGTGTTTACAGTCACGCTCACCCGATACTTTTTATCCCACTTGATTGCGCCGATTGAAACTTTGCCTGGCGCTTGTTCGTAAATTTGCAAACTGTTATCTGCAAACGCTTTTAAATATTCTTTAAAATATTTAGGCTCGCTCATACCATCAGCACCCAAAGTAACGGAATGTAGCCAAAGACCAACGCTAGAAACAATGCGCCGCCGATCCACGCAATAATGGGTATTTGCTCATCAGCAGAGGTGTAACGTGTTTGGTAACGCATCGTGCGATCCGTTCGACCCGACCAATTTGCTTCGCCAAGGTCGGTCATAAAAGGCCAGTTACGCTTATTCATAATCTTCCTCGTTGCAAGTCACGGTTTCGATGTGGTGGTCACTTATGTAATGCGTGTACATCGGCACAGCGCACATAAGAACGTCATCACGGTCAATCTTGATATACGCCTCGCCTGTGCTGTCTATTTTCACGCCATCGGCAAACTGGTCGGCAAGTTCTGCAATCTTCTTGTCTGACAGCTCGTAAGTCAAATCCCGCAGCAACTGGCGCTTGCCTTCATCGGTCAATTGTGTGTATGAGTATTTCATTTATGTACCTTTTGTCGTAGTGATGGGGCTTGCGCCCCGTTTAATTAACGTTGAACAGTACCAATCAAATTTCCATCACTAATTTCGCCAATGATGTATTTTGCTAAATTTAAAGTTTGACGAGCTTGTTCTTTTGCATCCATTGCAATCAATTCTTGAGCGTCTGACATAAGACCCATTGCAACCATGTATGCACCGCTAAATTTGTATGTAATCGAATCTTTAACGCTTTCGATAAATTTGTCTGGGTTGCAACCGAACATTTCGTTATTCATTTATGTACCTTTTTTCGTGGTTTGTGGCGTTGTTGCCATTTACAGATATTAAGCTATCTAAACAGTAAAATCATAGGTGTTTACCCTAGTTTTTGCAATTATTTTTAATTTATTTGGATTTTTACAACAAAACGCCCCAATTAAGGGGCGGTCAGCGGAACAAGGAGTGAACAACGCCGACGGTTAATTATAGGTTGTTCTTACGCTTGTAGAAAGCTAGAAGATACTGAAAGCAATCCCACGCCGCTGCAAGATCATCCTCAGAGTGTTCAATTAACTTTACGTCACCAGTTGCCGTGAAGTAGACGTTAGCGCACCTAGCGGTTGGTTTGCTAAGACCTTGACGGTAAGCTGCGAGCTGCATAATCTGCTCGTGAAACGGCGTTACATTGTCGAGCTTATCTTTGCTCTTAAAGTCGATCACAATATTTTCAGCAATCAAATCGACCTTGCCGCCGAACCCTTCGTATGCAAACGATCGTTCTGCCTCCCAAGTCTGGTCATGTCCAAAATGGATTTTGATTGACGCATCTACTTGGTCAACGTAAAACGGGTAATCATCGTGTTCGCCACGGTAAAAACGCTCAAGCACCCCATGCATCTGTGTGCCTCGATCCATAGCGTCACGGCCTGTAGACTTACTGTCGGTCATTACTCGTTCTAGCCAGTTTTCCTCTGATTCTCCAGCTATGCGTGGCAACGTCAGCGCAGCTAGTAAAACCTGTTGCTGTAACCATGTATTCAGCCCAGGTTTCGCAATCAGACCAAGCACTGTGGTCACGCTAGGTTTTAGCCCAAGTTCTCGTGCGTCACGAACCGTTGTGTTGCGTTCTTTGCCGTTCTTGCCTTCAATTCGATACGCAGGCGTACCGTCTTGTTTATACCAATGCCCAGCCTCAGAATCATTTGTTTTAATAATCATTTTTGCACCTTTGCTAGTTGTTTGAGCATTTCGATTGCATCTTGTAGGTCTTGCATGGCTCTAGCGTCAAGAACCATGCCTTCGTACCATTGCTGCAATCGCCAAGATATTAAGACTGCTTCCTCCGTCTGGTTCATCAGAACGGTGGATCGTCTTGCATATCTTCAAAAGGCACAACAATGCCTTCTTTGATCGCTCGATACGCATCAGACTTTGGTTTAGCAATTGGCGCATCTTCAGTAGACCGACCACCAAGCATCTGCATTTGTTCAGCAACCACCTCAGTTGTGTATTGATCCACGCCGTCTTTGTTCTGCCACTTACGAGTGGTCATACGACCCGCTATAAAGACCTGTGAGCCTTTCTTTAGGTAGTCGGCACATATTCCTGCCAACTTACCAAAAGTCGTGATCCTGACCCATTCTGTCGTTTCCTTTGTTGCGGTCTTGTAACCCACCGCAATAGAGAAATTGCAGATTGCATTAGAGTCAGCGGTGTAACGTACTTCAGGGTCTTTGCCCAGCCGCCCGATAAATTCACATCTATTAAGATCGGTTGCCATCTTAAATCTCCCAGTTTGCTTTAAATGTGTCGTATGCGGCTTTTAACGGAATCTGTTGTTCTTTCAAACAAGTAGTCCACGCTTCTTTAAATATGTCTTTTAAGTTTTCGTAACTAACCGCCGAGGCCATCTGTGCTTTGATGTTGTCCAGTTCGATGCCTTTAGGCTTTTCTACCTTTGGCGCAACCTGGTGCGTTTGACTGTCGGCATCGTTATCGCCTTCAGTCGGAATACAAAACGATTGCATACAAGCATATTTGTAAGCCGCTGACATAGCTTTGTTAGTAGCCTTGTCACCGCTATCCATAGCTTCGCCAAACGTTTTAATTGTGTGCTTGCTACCGTCAGCTGCAACTAGGTCAAACTCAACCTCGACGGTAATGTAAAACAATGCGCCGCCAGCTTTGCTTTGACGCTCGATGCTTTCTCTGTTTAAAACTCTAGGAAGTATGCACAAACCATGCCGCGCTAGTGCTGGGGCAAGAGCGTTATACACATCGTCGATACCTCTAAAAGCGTATCCCGAACCTTGCATATTTTTACGGTCTTTTGAGATGCCTTGTGTAGAAAGGTCTTTTTGAACTGCGGAAATTGCTTGATAGACGTTCATTTATGCACCTATATAAAATGGGGCTTGCGCCCCGTTGGATTATTTGTTTTTAACGCAGTCGTGGCAATCACAAACAATAACGTCTGTTTTTGCTGACTTTTTCAACTCTTGCATTGTGTCGTAACCTCGCACATGAACAATCTCATCTTCAAATCGCCAGCCATACGGCAACGTAAAAATGTAGTCAGTACCAAAATCATTTTCTTCAATATCTACGTCACGCTTTACGTTTAAGTTGTATTTCATTTATGCACCTGTATTTGTTTAATGGCGTTAATGCCATAACTACATATTAAGCTATCTAAATAAATAATGCAAGACAATTTACATTTATTTTCTAGGTGTTTTCCCTAGTATTGAGTTTATTTAACAAACAATGTTAAGATTGCTACATGAATACAACAGAAATCATTGATTGTTTTGGTGGTACGTTTGCAATTGCAAGGCTTTGCCGTGTCAGTCCGTCTGCTGTGTCGCAATGGCGCAACAACGGATTGCCTGGTGACAAGCTAGTGTTACTGGCCACCGAGCTTGAAAAGAGATCAGATGGTAAATGGACTCGCAAAGAAATCCCTAACTGGCAACAAATCTGGCCTGAGTTGCATTAGACTTATAAAGCCTTTAGCAAGCAGAAACAAACTAATAAGGGTCGTGTTTCATCAGGTTAGCTTTAGACCTTGGCCGCTTGGAAAGACAAGCACCAACACGCATGATGATTGAGGCGTATATAAGCCGCCGGACACGTTCCGACTTTAAGTGCAGTCATCAGTCGTGTTGGTATGTGAAAGCAG